TTTAATTTTAAATTAGGTAATTTCTCACCTTCTTCAAACTTAATATTATTAAAATTTAAATTTGATTTACTAAAATAATTTAAAGCTAATCTTGAAACAATTTTATCAATTTGTTTATAATTAAAAGTAGCCCTCAACCCTCTCTTTACAAGAGGGTAGAAAACTTCTTCTTTCTTTTCATTAATAAAATAATATTTTTTAGCTGTTTCATTGTAAAACAATTTTGGTTCTCCATTATCGTCAACTCTACCATGAAAAGATTGATCTCCTTCATTATAACCTTCTACATAATCGCCAAATTCTGATTTAAACAAATCTGATTCAAAATAAGAATAATTTGACTCAGCTTTAAATTCATTTTCAAAAATTGTTTCTAATGTTTTTATTAATTCAGACTCAGAACCATTTGTTTTTGTTAATTTACTACATGCCATTTTTTATATTTTTATACAAATATACGAAATTAATTTGATATAGCCAAATTAAAGTCCACATATTTCATTAATTTCATCTATTGATTTATTTTGTTTTTGTGCTTCAGCTATAAGAGTATCAAAAGTTTTACTTAAATTATCAATATCAATAGAATCTAAACTATTTAAATTGTCTGCTAAATTAAATAATATTTCAGCTTTACCGTCTTCAGTAGCATTTTCAAATAATGATTTAATACTTGTAGTATCCATTTTTACATCCTCTTTTTTAGTTGGTGTTGTTTTATTGCCTAATGCTGCTTGCAATTTAGCTTTAACAGAAGGCAGTGTACCATCTTCATTAGCTGTTTCTAATTCAACTGGAACAATTTTAGCTTGTTGTGTGTTATCTTCTAAAGCAACTAGTTCTGCATCATATGTAATAGTAATAAATGTAGAATCATCTGTTTTATTTTCTTTTTGAAATTTAGCAAAATCTAAATTTTTACCAAAGTCAGAGTTAATAAAATCTTGAATAGCTTTATCTGTTTCTATAAAATCCGTTGCTAAAACTAAAGTTTCTCCTTCATTGAGAGTTATTGTAAAGTTATCTGTTTTAGGAGTACTACTAAAAGGTTTGCCATCTTTAATAGAAAACATATAACCACTTGTTGTAGCAACATCAGATAACCCATGTTGTTTTATTACTTTCCCATTTTTATCTACAACAAAAAATACTGTATCTCCTACTTTTTCTATTTTATAAGTATTTTTATTAATTTTTTCTGCTTTTAATGCAGTAGCTCCTGACCTAAATCCTTTTTTAATACTTAAATCACCCTTTGTTTTAAAAGCAGTTAACATAGGTGTTATAAAAATAGGATTAGGTTTTGAAAAACCTTTAGATATTAAAAATTTAACAACATCTTCAGATGATATATTTGGATTTTTTAAATACTCTTCATAAACTAAATCAGTTAGTGTTTTTTCTTCTTTCCCCAATAACTTATTAATAACAACTTTAGAAGCTTGTGATGGAGATAAGGTAATCATACCTTCCCCTCCCATACCATCAGCTAAAATAAAAATACCATTTTGTGTATCTACATAAACAGCATCTTCATTATTATCAGTTTGTCCTTGCTTATTAGCAGTACCAAAAGTTACATTTCCAACTGTTTGAATATTAGGTTCATTTGTTTGTATTATATCAGCTTTAGCATCTGTACCTAAAGCAACTAGTTCTGCATTGTATAGTTGTCTATAAGTTTTACCTTTAGCTCCTGATACATCGTTATTAGCCCCTCCTACTAATTCATCAATAGTTCCTAGTTTTATAGCTGCGTCAATCTTACCAAGTATTTCAGATTTAATTGTTGCATCGTCTTTAACTATAGGAGCAATTGTTCCTCTTTTACCTATAGAAGATACAACTTTTGAATTTTTAACATCTTGATTTAAATAAACATTGCTATATCCTTGAAATGTAGGTTGATTTACAACTGCATTTGTAGTTAATATTGGATATTCTGAATTTAAAAGATATTTAACATAGTCTTTATTATTAAATACAAATTCTTCAACATTATCTTTTGTTATAAGAACATTGTGTCGTTTATATTGAATATAATTTACTATCGCATTTTTAGCTTCTTCAGTATCTAATTCATCCTTAGTAATTGTTAAAGCGTGTTTAAAACCTAAACCGTCAGTTAAATGTTGTGCTAATGAACCTAATTTTAAATTACCATCTTTACTTAAATTAAATCCTGTTTTTGCATTTTCACTTTTATGATAGATAAGTAAATCTAAAAATCTACCTAAACTTTCATTTCTTTCACTTCCTTTGTTATATTTTTTAACAAAGTCAATTTCATTTTTAAGTGATTGTTGTAATCTATCGCTTAATTGTGAATCAAGTTCAGTTAATGTATCAAAAAACTTACCAACAGTCATTGCTTGGAAGCTTGTAGGTGATTTTATTGTTTGTGATACCTGACTTAATGCATTAATCATTTCATAAATAGCTTCAGCCTTATCTTCACTAACTTTACTTACGTTTAATTTTAAATAAAACGGTTTACCATTATTTTGTGGTATATTTAAAAATACCTCACCTTTATGATTTTGACCAAAATTACCTTTAATTAGTTTCTTAGGATTTAACGTACTAACTAAATTACCTTCCCAGTTTACAAACGCTGTGTTTTTTTGAAAATATAAAACTTTTTCATCTTCAGACATTCCGTCAAAAACTTGTAAGTCAAATATATTGTTTTTAGCTACACCTTCATCTGTATATTGAACTGTAAGTAATCCTGGATATTGTTTAACTATATTAGTAGTTAATCCATCTAAACCTTTATTTTTAATAGCTTCAGCAATAATGTTTCTTCGTAAAGGCATTGTCTGCTGCTCAAGCATTTGTTTAGAATCTGGATCTGATTGATTTGCTTTAGAGTGAGCTTCCAAGTAAGATATGTGGTCATTACCTTTATTGTCTGTTATTGTGATTTTAATTGGTAACTTTTCTTCTAATAATTTTATTTGTTTATTAATTTCTTTATCAAAAGAAGTTATAGGTTTTTCAACATATTTAAGATTTCCTTCTTTTAAATTTTTTAAAGCGGCTATTAAATCTAAGTCTTTAGGATTTATATCTCCAACTTCAAAAGTAACAACATCATTAGATTTATCTCTAGGAGATCTTTCATAATCTACAAAATCTTGTAAATTATCATAAAGTGTTTCACCTGTTTCTCTATTAGTACTAATAACTTTTGCACCTGCAACTTCACCTTTTAATTCCTCATCAACTTTTTCTTCAGACATATTTTCAGCATGAACAACTTCATTATCTTCATCTTCATTTGCTTGTGTAGGCAATGATTCAGATTGAAAGTTTTCATTCTCATCTGTAGTAACTGTTGGTGTAACTAACTCTATTACTTCTTCAGGATTATTAATAACCTGTTCTTCTTGTAAATCAATTTGTTCTTCAGCAACTTGTTCAGCTAATTCCTCTTCTTGCTGTGTAAACTCATTTCTTTTATCTTCAAGTTTAGCAGCAATAACAGGATTATTAATTAAAGGATTAATCTTATCTTTTTTAAACGTCTGCAAATCATTCCAAAACTCTTCTTCTAAATTTATAGATTTAATAGCTTGTTTATCTATTATAGATTTATTTAATCTACTTAATTTAGCTTGTTCAGATTTTAAATCTTTTTTAGCTTCAAACAACGCCTTAGTTGTTTTCATTAACTCTTCTTTAATAAACTTATGATCTGCAACAGATTCATTTTTTATTTTACCTTGAGATGTTAAAAAAGATTTAATTGTAGCCCTAAGAACGTCAGTGTAATTTTCTAAAGCATCAATAGCTGTTGATAATCCTTCAACACTTTGTTCAGTGTGATATTTATTAACTAAAAGTCTTTCAAAATCAAACCTGTGTTCTTTAAATAATTCTTTATTAGTATTTAAATAATCAACAATATCTTGTATAGATGAGAAATCAGATTTTTCAATTTGATCATATCTATTAAAAATATAACTTAAATCTTGTTCAATCTTATCAAGTTCTTTTTGAGCCTCTTCTTTAAGACCGTTTAAATACTCTAATTCTTTTTCAACCTTATTTAATTCGTCCTCAGCTTCTTTAATTAATTGTTTAATAAGTTTAGCATTTCTACCTTTTGGTGACCTGTCTTGTTCATTTAAACTTTTAACTAAAACATCTTTGGTTTTTAATAAAGAATCTATTTCAGTATTTAACTCAGATATAAAATCATTAACTTTTTGAGATTGACTATCAAAGTTATCAATTGCATCTAAAAGAAAATCTTTAAATGATTCTTGTTCATCTTGCAATTGTTTAATTCTATCTTCAATTCTTTTAGCAATCTCATCTATTTTAACAGAACTAATATTTAACGACTTTAATTTATCTAAGTTTAATTTTAAATTATCTATAGACTGGTCTTCATTAATACTTTTAGATACATCTTTAACAATACCTAACTCAGCTTCTCTATTATAATCAGCTTCAGTTTTTTGAGGAACATATGCAGGTAATAATAACCTATCCAATTCTTTATTTGATTGAGTATTACTAATATCAGTTAATAACTGATCTGCTTGTGCAACTTTTTCATCTGAAGTATCTTCCGTTGCTTTATCGTCTTTAGTTACAAAATTATTAAATGCACCAGCAATCTTATCTTTACCTTGCCAAATTTCAGAAATATCTTTCTTATGATTCTCAATTTCTTTCTTTAAATCATTATACTCGTCATTTGTTTTCTTTAACAACTCGTTTGATTCAAGTGCAGCTTTAGTTTTTCCAGCACGTTGCATTAAATCTTCATCTGAAACAATACCTGTTTTCATTTTTGCTGTTGGAAATTCAGCTTCAGGATCGTATAAAGGATCTACACCTAACTCATCAAATATAGCTTGTCGTTTATCCTCTAATGCTTTTAACTTAGTTTCATTTTGACGTAACTGATGTTTAGAATTTAAATATGATGCATTTAATTTGTTAATAAAATCATCTTTTTGTTTTTGTGTTGCTGTAGGATGGGTTAAATCAATAACATCTCTACTAAAATCACCAAACTTTTCATTTTGCTTTTGAAGATATTTAGCTGTTTCAAGTGTTTGTTGTACAAACTCTTTAGTCTTATCCTTATTATCAGCTTTAGCATCTCGTTCAACTAACTCCTGAAACTTAGAATTTTCTTTTAGTTGTTGTTCTAAAGCTTGAATACCCATCTCACCATTATGTATAGACGGTAATACTAAATTAAAAATAGCATCTTGTTTTAACTTTTCAACAACATCCGTATTACCCATTTTTACAGCAAAGTCAAACATTGCTGACTGCTGTTCTGTGTAATTTAAATCTTTAGCCATTTTAGCAACTGCTTTATTATCAAATAATCTTTCAGTTGTATCGTTGCCTTGATCGTCTTTTTTATATTTAAAACTACCATCTTCATTTTTTTGATATATATCATTATCAAAAATATTATTGAAGTGGGTTATTTGTTTATCAATACCATCTAATACTTCATTTGTACGTTTTCTATTTGCAACATCTTCTTTTCTTCCTTGATATGACATCATTGGTCCTCCAAGAGCACCTCCTAAAAATATAGCTTTCTGTCCTTCTACTGATGTTAAAGTATTAACATATTCTTTTGCAAAATCACCAATATTAAAATCATCTACAAAGCCTTCAAGACCATCTTTACCAAGAGAACCTTTCATTGCTTTATTAACATACATGTTTTCAACAGTGGTTTGAGAACCTTCTTCCCATAAACCTTCTGAAGCACCAGCTTTACCCCATCGCTCAAGCATTTTACCACCTCTTTTAGCAACACCTTTTATACCTTGCTCTGCAGTTTTTTCAAATCTTTGAGCAGCTTTACCCCATATTGCTTTATGCATCATGGCATTAGGACCTAAAAGAATACCTACGTTACTAACAAAAGTATTTCGCATTGCTAACCCACGCTGTTCTTTAAATTCACCTTCAGCTTGTTCAAGTGCTATTTGATCAAGATTTTTATAATTTGGATTTGGAACTAATCCAGGAGATGACATTGATTGTGTACCATCAGGATTTCTAACCATTCGTACTGGTCCTTGAATAAGCTCAGGTTCGTTTACATTGTAAGTTTTAGCAAGGTTGCTTTTAATTTCAGCAATCCTTCTAGTCATAAACTCATCTTTTTTTCTATCTAAATCATCACCAACACTTTTAGCTTCAGCACCTGCTTCAAATAATGTATTACCCATTACAGCTAAACCACTGTCAATAGTTTTTCCAGTAACTCCCATTGTTTTTAAAGCACTCACAGCTTGTTCAGCTTTACCTGACATTGATGTAATTTTAGCTAATCGTTGGCTTTGTGATGCAGCACTAATTAATTTACTACCTAATCCTACATATTCAAATATTGCACCAGGTGCCATCATACCTATAATAAAACCTAAACCATCGGCACCATCTGTTGCCCAAAATGAAGTTGATGAAATATTATCCCATAAATTACCTTCTTTAACAGCTTTTGCGGTATATACAGGTAAAACATCAGTATTTATTTTTTCACCAATTTCATCTATAGTTTTTATCCACGAGTTATTAAATGTTGTATCGATAAATGAATGTTCATCTTTTCCAGATATTAAATCTTGAGTATTTTCAATAGTAGCTTGTGCTGCACCACCAATAACACCTGGAAGTTTTGATATTTCTTGTGCTGCTTTAGATCCTGCTCTTAAAAGACCTAACCCCAATTGAGCTGCTCCTGATTGATTTGCAGCTCTTAATTCATTATAAGGATCTTCAGCATTTAAATCAACAAACTGATCTAAAAAAGGATTAGTACCACTTCGTACATTATCTTGATTTAAACTATTAAATGCTACTTTATGTTTTTCTTGATTAAACGCATTATTTAATACTAAATTTTTTCTTTTATCGTCAGCATGTTTTTTAAAATTTTCATCTAAAGTATTGAGAAAATTTTTATCATAATTATTTAAAAGTTTATCGTTTTCATCTTCCATAATTAATTTTTATATTTTGCATATTTAGTAACTAACTGCGAAGGCTGTAAACCTCGTTTTATCGCTCTATCGTTCAATACTTCTTGTGCATCACTATCTGCTGAATATCTTTCAGCTAATTGCTCATTTGTTAAATCACTATATGCGTTTGTTATTAATGAATTATAAACCTCATGTCCTTGGAAATTACCTGTTATACCATTTATTCCACCTTTATCTTTATAAAACTGAGCAATAGCTCCAGTTAAGTTTTTAAATCCTGGAGCAGATTTAGTATCAGGAGCATTTGTAAATCTTTTTAATTTAAACGTAACAGTTACAGGTCTTTCTGCACCACCATATTCATCATTCCACGCTATACCTTTAGCATCATATTCTGAAGCATTTTTATTAGTTGTAAATGTTGCTGTTATTTCAGGTGCTTTTTTATCACCGTATGTTTTAATGTTGCTAATTTTAAAAGATTTACCATCTGAATTTTTTATTAATTCTTGTATATTTGCAACATCGTCATCATCTACATCTTTTCTTAATCCTCCAGTAGTTTCAATACCTGTTAAATCTAACACACTTGATAAATTTGGAATACCTTTTAACACACCATGTACATTTTCATTATGTAAATTCCACGCACCTTCTGCTTTTGGTGTATCTGGTAAATACGAATAATTATGTCGTAATGATGATGATTTCTGCCAAGCTTTATCTTTTATTTTAGATTGTTCATTAGAAATATTATCTAACTCGTTTTTTAATTTAGTTAATTTAATTTCTACAAATTTACCAGAAGCATTATCTTTTCTACGTAAGATACCATCTTTATTTGTAAAATATTCAGATTGATATTTTTCTATTTCATTTTGCTTTTGTAAAAATTTAGATTGTAATTTAGTATATTCTGGATTTAATTTTAACTTATCGTCTGCGTCCTTGCGTAAGTCTTTTAAATCATCTAATTCACTTTTTTCAGCAGGAGTTAAAGATGGTGAATTTTCTAATACTTTAATTTTTGAATCAGCGTCGGTATAAGTTTCATGATTTTCAGCATTACTTTTTATTGTACTATCATTACTAATAATTGTACCAGAGGTTTTTTCAGCATCACCACTACCATCCTGACCAGGTACAAATGAATAAGTACTATCCATATCTTCACCATGTGTTCTAGATTTCATAGCTTCAAATAAATGTTTAGTACGCTCATTTAAATTAGTAGCGTTCCATCCTGCAAAGTTTGCATATTTTCTACCCTGACCTTGTTCATTTGACCATTTTGCATTAAATGCTTTTAATCCTTCATCAACTTGTCTTATATTTGATTTTTCAATTTCCTGACCTTTTGAATTAACTAACATTAATTTTTGAGTAGTAGGGTCTGTAATAATATTATATCCACTTCTACCAAGTGATTCAGAATAATCACCAAGTAATGATTTAGTTGCAGCTATATCTTTATCATAATCTTCATACGCAACAGTACCTAAAGGATCAATATATTTAATACGTTTTTGTTCAGGATCTTCATATCCTGTATAATTTTTAGCAACATGTTCATTCCATAATTCTTCAGCTCTACCACTACCTATTTTAGACTGATCCATTGCATTCTTAATAAATGCAGTGTGTTCTTTATCATAAATTTCTTTAGCACGGTTTATCTTACCTACTTGACCTGTAGGTGCAGTTAAATCTCTATATTCTTTATTTAACTTATAAAATGAAGATTTTGCATCAGGTGTAATACCTTGAGAGGCAAGTTGCTCCGCTTGGGATGCAACTTTACCTTCCAATTCATTTTTAAGTCTTAACGCTTCTTCTTCATGATATTTTAAAGGATCAACTTTAACAACAGCTTCAGCTAATTGTTTATCTAATTCATCATGTTGTTTACGTTTCATCATTGGTGCTACAGCCAACTCCTCCATTGACATGGGATTGTAGGCTGAAACACTTAAATCTGTATATCTGTTAATTGGCATAATTAGTATCCTCTTTTATTTGTTTTTAAAAATCCTCCGTAACTACCGTAATTTATTTTTTCACCTGTTGTAGCATTATATACAGGTTTTGTATCTCCAGATGTTATTGCATTTTTAGCTTGTGCAATTTGTTGAGGAGTTGCTTTATTACCATTTTTATCTACAAGATATTTACCTCTCCAAGTATAACCAAGCATTGATGCAATTTGATCTTTATTAACCTCTTCTTTACCAATTGATCCAATATCTGTACCAATAGCACTTAAATATTTAGATCGTTGTGTATCGTAGTTACCTTGATCTGCACGGTATTCATCAATTGCTCTATTTTTAATACCTGCATTCTGTGCATTAATTGAAGCATCAAATGCGAGACCTCTTTCGTCAGTTGCTCTTTTTTCAGCTGCAGCATTTGCATAAGCTTCAGATAACCCTCTATTCATATTAACACCTGAACCTAATATAGCAGCTCTCATTTGTGCAGGCGACGCACCACTTTGACTAAGTGCATTAATTTGATTACGTTGTGTTTGAGCTGCGATGTTTTGAAGTTGTGCTTCATCTACATACTGTGGTCTAAACTTATCTTGTAATGTATTATATTGTGTAGCTTGAGGTTTTCTAATTTGTGATAATTGATAAGCATTCATTGCTACAGGAACATATCTCATAGCTTGACCGTAATTTTCTCCAATACCTTGCCCTACTTTATTCATAGTTCTACTAAATCTAGTTTCAGGAAGATTTACTTTTTGTTCAGCACCAGTATTAACTCCATTACCATATTGATCTGTAGGAGTCATTATAGTTTGATTAGGTATTTTAAAATTAACACCATCTTCAGCATAACGGTCGCCATAACTTAAAGAAGCATTATCATTAATACCTTCTCCTATTTTAAAGTTTTTTAAGGCTTCTAAATTTATATTAGGATTATTTGCAAAGGCATCTCTAATACCGTCTTTGTTAACATCCATGCTAGAATTTTGTATTGATTCTTGCAACTGCTGTGTTGCAGATATAGATTTTACTCCAGCGGGAGTAAGGTTAGATGATTGTTTATACTGTCTTCCTCCTGGAGTTAATCCCATTGCAGTATAAATGTTTTGTTCTTGATCAATTTTTTCTTGCCAAGGATACATATAATTAACTCCTTTTTTACGAAGATCGTATTCTGGAATCTGATATTTATTCCACGCAGCTTTAGTTTGTGTAAGTGCATTACCACTTTGCGGTACTTTTAATATAGATTGAACATTTTTAATTTTGTTTTCACCTTCACCATATATTGCGTTAGGTGGATCTATATCACCACCAAGTGCATATCTATTTGCATATAAATTACTATTGTCACTAAACATATTTTTAGTTAATTCTCCACCATTTGCCATCATAGCAACAGTGTTATTTTTCATTTCAACTGAAGGTCTTATTGTACTATTTCCAACTGAATATTTAACACCTGGTTTAAGTGTACCACCAAATGCATATTTATCTGTAAATTGATTATTATATGTTGCAGCAGCTGTATCATTTTCACGCATTTCTTGACGACTTGCTGCAGCAGAACCTAATAAACCTGCACCTATACCAAAAGCAGCACCAACACCAGCACCTATAGGACCTAATGCCGCACCACCTGCAGCACCTTGCATTGCACCACTTAATGCTGACATACCTTTATTTGTAGAAGCACCTTTACCTTGTGATAAATTTGCCAATCCCATTACACCGCTCGCCATCCCTAAAGCTCCCGCAACACCACCTGGTATACTACCTGTAGCACCTGTAGCACCTGCAGCACCTGCGGTATTTGCAGTAGCACCTAATCTACTTATATCTGCAACATTTGCCGTAGGCATTACCGTTGGTGTAGAAACTAAACCTGCTGGTGTAAGATTTAAAGGTGTTATTTGTGGACGACCACCGTCAACGTATTTATTTATACGACCACCCATCATATATTGTTGACCTGCATAAACTTTAGATAAAGGTGTGTTTGCACCAATTCCTTTACCACCTGCAGTCATATTACCCGCTTCAGCAACACCAAACGATCCACCTAAGTACATCTGTTGTTGACCCTCCATCATTTCTTCTTGAGGATTTTGTTGCATACCTTGTTCAGCATATTCTTCCATTCCTTCAGGAATTTGACCTTCCATCATATCAGGAACTTGTTGTGAATTAGCTTGCATAGATTGATTAATCTGCTCTTGTTGAGCCTGCTCTTTCTCTTTAAGATATTCTTGAGCTTGAGATAATCTTTCTAATAATGTTTTCTTAGTTTCTTGTGCATATTTATCTTGACGATCTTTAAACTGTTCATCAATTGCTTTAGATGCGTCTGCTACACTTTTATTAGATATATATCCTGGTAGATTAAATTGTTTAATTAAATCTTTATCTAATGAAATTCTATTAGAATAAACAAAATTATTCTTTTTAGTTTCACCTTGCTCAACTGTATTCATATTACCTTGTCCATCTTGACCTTGAGGAATTCCTCCTAAAGGATTTTGTTCGTGTGTACCACCTTCATCAAAACGAGTAAGTTGTCCACCTTGAGCATATTGTTTCATATTATTATTTAAATAATTGTTTAAACTAGGTTTAAGTTGATTATGTATAAAACCACCGTCAGCATACTGAGGTGTTATTTTTCTATTCCACCCTTCAGCAGGTAGTTTATTTAAATCAGATAGATCAGTAGACTTATAAAAAGTTTCTCCTCCACCAAAAGGCTGATTGTTAGTATCTACAATATTATAAGATTTTGGTACTCTAACTGGTTGTTGAATTGTAACAGGATTTGTATTTAAAGAATTTTGTACTAATCCTGCAGGTTGTAAATTATTTTGTATTGATTGTATAGAATTTTTACCTTGTGTAATATTTAAAGGTATTGTATTTTTTTGATTTGTAATCCAGTTAGGATGCTGCTGTATAAAACTTTTTGGTACACCACTTGTTCCATATTTTCTAATTCTTTCCTCCTGTTGTTCAGCAGGAACCATATCAAAAGGCACTACAGCAAGAGGATCATATTTATACATTTCTACATTGTCAGTATATTCAAGACTGTCTATTTGTTTTTGAATTGCTGCTTTTTGTTTATTATCTGTTGTTTTAGATAATAAATCTAGTAAATTATCACGTTTAACTAAATCTGGAGATTTAAATTGAGATAAACCTTGTGGGGTTATTCTTTTATCATATAAAGGCATAGGTGATCTTAAATCTAAAAAACCTTGTGACTTTTCTCTTTGATAAAAAGTATTGTCATCAATAGGAGAATAATAATTATCAATAGAAGGTTTAGTTTTTATAAGATTTCCATTTACATCTATATGCATACCCTCATTTATTTTTCTGTCATTAAATAATTTTTTACTTTTTTCTAATTCAGAAATATATTTTTTTGGGTCATTTTCTTGTTTAATATTTGTAAGATTTTTTTGTAAAAAACTAATTTCATTTTTAGCTTCTTTAATAGCTTTATTTTTATCAGCAACTGTTACACCTGTAAACGGAGAAACATCCATATTTTGTGCTTCTTTTAACCATTTTTTAGTATCTTTAATAATTTCTTCAGTGTTTTTAATTCTTTGTTTATAGCGTTTATCATCTTTTACGTCTTGCTTTATATATTTATTTTTAAGAAAATAATCTTCAATAGCTTTTGTATTATTAAACACTGCAAGACTATCTGCTTTTGTAGCAGGAGTAGTTATTTTATTTTTAATAGGATCAATAGGTCCACCATCTGCGTGTTGTATATTATTAGGTGTGCTAAAATCTGTAACAGCATCTGTACCTACAAGACCTAAAGATGCTCTATTTTTTAAAACATCTGGATTATTTTTTGCAAATGTATTTAAATAATTAGGTACTTTATATTGAATACGACCTGTATTAAAATTACCCATTGTACCTGGAACAAATTCGCTAGGTGCTACAGCACGTTCTAAACTATTTAATTTTGAAGCTTTTACTGTATTTATACCAGTTTTAGCACCTAAACCTGCAGAAAAAAGACCTAAACCAGCGTTTAATCCTGCATTTAAATAATTTCCTTTATCATATTCTAATTTAGCTTTTCTTGCAGCTAATGCAGCAGAAGCTACACTTCCTGCTTTACCTATAACTTGTGCTGCTGGATGAGGTACAAAATTTCCTAATTCCGCAGCTGTGGCTACATTTTCATAATAACCCCATTTTTTATCATCCCATTCTTTAGAATCATACTGTTGTTTATTAAACGCTCTTTCTTTTTCTGTAGATTTATATCCTTGTGTAAGTTGAGGTTCATTATCTTTATAATCTTGTAATTGCTTTTTATATTTATTTGAAGATGGTACATAACCTTTTTTAAATTGATTTAACTCATCTTTTTTTTGATTTGCAACTTCTTGATCATTTTTTAATTTAAGTTGTTTGTACGCTTTTGCAATATTTGCACTTTTATTAGGATCTGGCATATTTTAAAATTTTATATTATAAAAAAAGGTGAGATTTCTCCCACCTCTAATTGTATTGTCTTAAATAAATTTGTTTTACAAATATACGAAATATTTATTATATTTCCAAAGAAATAATTGTATATTTTATAATATTTTTTATTATATAGTATAAAAAATATTTGTATCATGTAAAATAAACTTGTAATCACCTTGTTGATCAAACACTAATTTAAGTTTAATCCAAGGTCCTCTGATACGTTGTCTACCTGCACGAGGTATTAATGCGTTCCAATCTCTAAACTTACGACGTAGATTATTATTTCTACCTGAAATTAAAGGAGTCACTGCAGTACCCGTATTTGAATCTAAATGATCTGTGTAAGCTCTAATACCAGTTAATGTTTTATCTGGATTGTCAATCGTGTATAGACCTGTAAGAGCATCATAAGAATAAACTTCTGATTTAAAATTGATATTATCAAATACACAATCAAAATCTGCAGCAGGATTTACATTAAGTGTTACGTATGAAGGATATTTAACATCGTAGAATGTATTATACTGACCTTCAAATTGTCTGTAAAGCTTTTTATTAGTTGGATCTGTTGTAATGTAATATAGTCCTCTACTAATATAAAAACTTGGAGTATAATCATAAAACGAAGTAAACATCTGTTGTGATTCATTATATGCTATTGTAAATGAAGGTTTACTATCTTGATGAAACGTCATCAATACTTCATTGTTAATATAATCATAACCTGATGATATACCTGTACCTAATATATGATTATCTAATTTAAGATCGTTTAAGACAGTATTATTTGTAAAATAGGTATGAAGTGCTTTACTGTCAGATAGTCCAATTACGTTACCTCTAAAGATGTTAAACGATCTATTAAGTGTATCATAAAAATATAAACCTTGTGTAGATGCTACAGTTGACCATTTATTTAATGTACCACTATCTGTTGTAATATATTTGTAATCGCTTAACACACCACCTGTACCAAGTTCTACACCTAAACCATCGTTACCTTGAATTTGAACTCTAGGGTTAACAGATATAAATGCAAAAGCTCTATCTTGTATTGCGTATATTTCATCATTAAAGTTTGCAAGTGAATTAATAGCTCCGTATTTACCATCTAAAGTAATAACTTCGTTTTGTAATATATCAGTCCAACTATCAATTAACTCACCAGATGATTTTAATTTAGATGCAATAATATTAGTATCATAACTATTTATCTTTTTAAATGTATATAGTGTATTAGTACGTCTAATTAAATTAGGTGTTTGTGAATAAACTCTATTGTAATTATGATAATCAGCATCTGAATATTGAAACTTATCATCCCAAAGATTTAAAGATAAATCTGCTCTATTTTTTAAATCAACAGTTGTTTCAGTAATATATTCTACAAGTTCTTCAATTTGTGGAATACCTTCTTCAATTATACCTGAATCTTTACGAACAATTCTTAAAAATTTAAAATTGTTTACATACGTATCACCAGGTGAATTAATTATATTATCTGAAGTATTTGTTAAGGGTATATATTCACCAACCTCAAGATAATTTGCACGATGTTTATCTTCCCATGTATTACCACCATATATATTACCTAAATATATTTCATCATGTGGTCTTACAAGTTCACCAATTAAAACATTATTGTCATCTGTAAAACCTAAATCTGTATATAATTCTTCAATAGAAGGTCTTTGTGTATTTAATAATGACGAATCATCATCACCTGTTACAAGAGTAATACATCTATTGTTATCACTATTAATAGAAACAACTTTTCTATTATATTTACCTTTATCATCCCAAGTTTTATTACCATCGGAATAAAAACTCTGTAATGAATTAGAATATCTATATTTGGTATCGTTATTATACGTTTTAAAGTTTTGACCTTTTTCAGTTAATTCTGGTGTACCATATATATTATAATCAACTAACGTAGGTGCAGGTGTAAAAAATGATGTAGATGTTGTTATTTTTCCAGTGTTATCAAAATAATTATCTAAAAATAATGTTTCGCGTTCAATTCTAATAACAGGTGTTACACTATCATCATATATTTTTACAGTTATATCTACAAATGCTTTAAATAATACATTAGATAATAATATTAAATAATTAGAAATATCTAAAGTTGTTGTAGTTGATAATAATAATGGATCAGGTGTGTGTGTTACTGTAATTGTTTGTGTACCTGTTGTAGCTATAAGACCTCCTGAATAAAGATCAGTACCTGCAGCATTTGACGAACCACTTACACTATATGGTACAGTTGTAAAATCTGTATCGGGTGTAATTGTATATGTTATTTCTGCAGTAGGATAATTTAAACTTAAACCTACAAGTACGTTAGTATTTGCATCAATTAAATTCATTTTAGCCTCTGTTATAGGTGGTTCTGGTGAATGATCTACAATTAAAAAATCACTTTGTAAAGCAAAGCAGTCATTATCTACAATAATATCTTTAACCTCTACATCACCATATACTCGATAGGCTAACCAATGTAAAACTCTATTAGCTTCTTCACCGCCTGGATGTGCAATTAAACCTCTATCTAAAGGATAATAACCATTTCCAACTATTGATTCTACCTCTGAAGACCATGCTGGTGATAATCCATTTTTAATTTTACCCTCATGTACAATATCTGAATTTGTAGTACCATATCGTCGAGCCCACATTCCATTATACTTATTTTTTAATGCACCCTTAACTCTAAGTTTTAAACTGTTACTTAACGCAAAACTTTCTTTAAATAATATTTCAGGTGAATATAATTGTAACATTGGATTAAACTGATAAAATCTTCCAGCAGTATCTACATCTCCAGCATCAGCTCTTAATATTTCAGAATATACTGAACCACCACCAGGTGTTTGATTCATTTCTGCTAAATGATTTGTAACACGTAAAGGTGCGGTCATAGGTATTATAGCTGTATTAAACATACAGTTTCTAATAAGAAAATTAGGCAATTTAGGTAATTCTTCAACTCTATTTTGAATATATGTCTGGTCAGCAGGGTAGCGTACATCCCTAGATGATCTATCGTGAGCCATCATTGTACTTAATACACCGCTTGCAATAATAGTTTTATCATTAAGTGTTCTTTCAGCAATTAACACTTTATATCCTACAGGTTTTTGATAATCGTTTTCAAAAGAATATGTATTTAACCATGTATAAAATTCAGATTTAAATGCAAACTTTAATGTATTATAATTACCTTCTAAGTTACCATTAGTTGATCTAAAATCACCAATCCAATTTGGTAATGTTATTTGTCCATAATTATTATAAAACTGAATACCTATTCTATAAATCTCATCGTCTTTAAAATATTGTGCAGATGAATCATAATCTTGTGTTTGAGTAAGTTCATACTTTAAATATCTACCTTCACCGCCACGAGTTGTACCATTTAAATGGAATTTATACGTATCAAAATCTAAGTTAATACTGTCATGTTTTAAACCGTTTGCAAATAATGGACCTGTAATATTAGTAGGTATTCCAGTAATACCGTTAATATTAGGTGTTGTATCACCTGTTTCATATAAACGAATATCTTCAAAAACCGTGCATGTACCTGAACTATTAAAACTATATGCACGAGTGTCTAAAAGTATTTCAAAATTAACCTCATTATAGTTTGCAAATAATAATCTATTATCTTTATTATTTATATGTTTAGGAATAATAATATCTGATCCAAGAAAAATAAATTCCTCTAAAGATAAGGTGCTTATTGTTGATCCGTCATCAAATATTTCAACATTACCGTTTTTAGGAATTTCGCGATCATCTATTAAATAAATAGAAGGTGTTTCATTAAGAGATGTGTACTTTATTGCATATACTTTAATATTTGTAAATGTCGTATCGAGATTGTTAATTTCAATTACAGGTAAAGCACCTACAATCTCATTTACAATACCACCACCTAAATTACCTTTATCTAAAGAAATCATTTTACTTAAAGGACTTAATTTAGTTTGTGTTGAATTTAAACGATATAAGTTATACGCGTACTGTATTCTACCAGATGTATGTTTACTACCACTTAATATTTCTTTAATTAAAGGTTGTTTAAGTATGTATTTACCAACCATATCAATTGTTGTAACAGGTACATCAATTAATGCTTCTAAATCACCATTTGCAATTGAATGATTTATATTTAAAAATCTAACTTGTGATTTACCATCTATCCAATAAACTTTATCTATAGATGCATTCTCAAAATTATTAAGAACTTGAATAGGATTGTTTGTTGAAAAATTAAGATTTCTTAAATACAATAATGTAATATCATAATCATTATATCTTATTTTCCAAATACAATCAAATCCATTACTATCTGTAGTAAATAATATTACATAATCTCTAGTATTTGCAAATCCTAATATAACCTGGTCAGCACTTTGTGCTGGACCATAGTTAATATCAGTTGTGGTATAAGATAATGTTTTACTTCCGTAAGTTATTACCTTTGTTGTATAATTAATTACAGGTGTCGGTATTTGATAAATTAACTTGTTACCTTTTTCATTTGATACAGAACCTGTACTTTGTGAATCAGTAGCAACAACTCTTATATTTTTACCTTCAAAATAAAATTCAGGACTTGATTTAGACTTAGATATGTCCTGACTCATTCCCTTGTAAGACTGTTTAACTGCTTTGTTCATTATTTATTGTTTATATATTAACGAAATTTTCTAATGCGTTCCTTCTCACCCATTTTCTTAAAGAAGTTTTGATGTGCTGTAGTATTGATAATAAGTCTATTTAAACTATTCATCATAGTTTCCATTTTATCAAGTGACGGCATTTGTAATGATGTAAATGCTGAAGGAGTATAGAAGTATCTTTTTTGTTGGATGTATTGAAAAGCTTTATCTGTAACTTTACCCATCATCCATAATGGTTCTAAATATCTGCTAAGGATATAATATTCTAAACCTAACATTACTTTTTCATTGTCAGGTATTAAAGGATAACCGTCTTCATCTAATGCAATACCTTTGTAAGATATTTCAACTGAACCATCAGGCATAGATGAAAATAAAATTCCTTTTTGAATTTGATATGTAAATTCATTACGTCTATGATTTCCACGTACATTAAAGTCACTGTTTGTTTCATTTGCAAATTCTGCAGGATCCATGTGATAAACATTTGTAGCTTCACGCATCGCAATAGGTTCATTTACAGCACCTTCAATATTTGTGTCCATGTAACGCACACCATTTAGATAAAGTAAATCACAAGGTAACTCTGCCTTATGACAGGTTAATTCTAATGTTTTAAGATTATCAAGGTATATTACAGGTGCACCTAATAATTTAATAAATTCTAAAGCATACTCTGCTGCTTCTTCATAAGTTAGTTCTGCAGCTAAAGGATTTTTCAATACTCTCCACAATACACTACCTAGTGATTTATAATTCCCGTTTGTCATGTTAATATAATAAAAATGAGTTATATTTTTCTTTATTGTTATCTTTTATTCTTGCACTAAGTAATCTTTGAAATGTCCTTGTAGGTTTAAAAAAATAATATTTTTTGTTTAAGAAAACTTGTTTATACTTTTTAAAATATATTCTAAATACATATTTTGAACTGTGAGTATTTGAATAACGTACAAGTAATTTTTTATCGTAAGCATCCTTATCCTCACCCCATAATTTATTAGTTGCTACCCAATCAACTGGTACAGTATTATATAATTTACCATTTACAATTCTAGGTACACGCTTTTCCTTTTTAATACTTATCGTTGAACCTAAGTAAGGTAAATCATATTCAAGATTATCTTCAATTATTAAATTAACAAGACCTTCGTTAAATTCTGAAATAATATTTGAATATTTTACACGATCAATTTTTATAGTTGGATGTTTACTTTTAAAAAATTTAAAATAATCAACCATACCATAATGAGTTTTAATCTTACCTTCAGTACGTGGATTCTTAATCATTAGTGTCATTTTCTTTATCTTCCTGAACGTTTGCACCAAGTGCTAATTCTTTAATAATTTCATTTTTAATTAAATCAATATAATGTGGCTGTAAAGGATAGTCACTTTTAAGTTCGTCAAAACAAGGCTTAGCATCTTCACAACTACAGCAGTTTGTATAACCTTCTAAAGATAAAGGATCTTCAAATACACCTGTAATTGTAATACACTCTAACATATTTAACGCGTCATCTGTAGACAATAAATAAATATGTTTGTCAGCATCTAAAAAAGAAAAGATTCCTTTCCCAAAAGGTGAGTGTTTACTATAAATAGCTTTCTCTTTTGTCACAAAGTTAAAAGGTGTACTAATTCTATTTGTAGGACGTACACTTGTAATACCTGATTTAATATGTAATTCTAATGGTTGAGGTATTGTACGTACTGTACGTAAAATATACTCACACTCATAATCTAAATCACATTGATTAGATGAAACTCTTTCTAATCCTAAACACAATGTTTGTTTTACAGAAATATCTGTTGTACGTTGATAATTGTTTAATTCTTGACGTAAGTACTTAGCACGTTTAATATTAAGTAAATGAGCAATGTATCTGTTACTAATTTCAGAATCATCTGTAAATAATTTTAATTGTTCGCGTACATCATAAATAATTTTTTCTAGCGTCATATTTGTTAAATTAAAAAAACCTCTCAACTACATATTTGAGCTAAGAGGTTTAAGGTTTATTTATTTAGTTTATATTTTTGAAAATTTGTATCACTCATTTCAAATAGTCGATCAGTATCCATATCTCGCATAATTCGTTTGATAGTACCTCGATTAGTTGTAATTGTTTTAACAAGTTTAAGATTTAAACCTCCTGATACAGGTGAACTATATTTAGGTGCTCCAGTATCTACACCAACATGACTCATTGGATTTTCCCAATAAACAAGTTTGTCATATACTTTAGCTAAAAGTTCAACATCCATATCACAATATTCAATCATCTTATTCATTGCAATTGGACACTTACGAAGAATAATATCGTCCCACAATGCCATTTCAGTTTTAATCTTATTTCCAAAACCTAAAAATTCTGAAATGTAATCAAGACGATTAGAGTTAAAATTGAATTTTCTTTTAGCAACTTTTAATGTATCAAACTGTTTGTAGTTTACTAACATTGGTAAGTTATGATATAACGCTCGTGTTTTAATCCAAGGTAAATCAAATTTATCTCCGTTATGTGAAACAATTATATCTGCTTCATTTAAAACTTCAATAAATTGTTCAATCATAAATTTATCACATTGATTCTTATCCCACGATAAGTTATAAATTTGATCTTCATTAGACCATTTATAACTTATACATATAATTTTACGTTCATGTAATATATCTTGAGGGTTAATATTTAAATTATAACCTACTCTCCAAGACTTAACAATATTATAAGATGTTTCAATATCATAAATTAAAACTTTTGCTGTATTTTGTGATACTGAATTACTTTGTAATCTAAATTCTTCACGAGATTCACGTAATGCAATTTTACAATTGTTTACTGTAGGATTAAATCCTTTGTTTACTAAATGATTTTTTAATCTTTTAGACCCTTCTTTTACGTAACCTGGTTTATCTTTTATAAATTGTTTAATCTCCGCAACTGTCATATATTATTTTTTATAATTATTATTACAAAGATAATATAAATTATTGACAATTCCAAATTTTAATGTATTTATTTTATAATTTATTTTTTAATACTGAACAGTTTAACAGAATAACCTAGGTAAAAATTCTTATGTGTGTCATAAGAAAATGTCAAAATGTCTTTATTCTTATTTTGAAAACCTAAAGAAGCTTTAACTCCAAAATTATTAAATAGTTTATTATCAAAAACATCTACACCAGCGTACATTGCAAACTTCTGTTCTTTAATTAACTTAGATGTTTCCACAGAACGCGTTTTAATGACGTATGAGGGCTTTTCTTTTAATAAGGTACCTTGTACCTTAGAATATACTTTTAAGTTGATTGTATCATTGTCATACTCTGTAAGATATTCTCTTTCTGAAATAGCATCTAAATATAATTGTAGTTTGCAAATTGAGTCAGTTGCTTTCTCATATTCTTTTACAAGTGAATCGTTTACTGGATTTGTTAAATAGATTGTCTTACCTTTTAATGTTGTATAAACATATTTTGTTTTAGATGGAATCTCTTTAGGTTTAACAGTATCAAAAGTACCTTTTACTTCAGGTAGTTTTACAATACTCACATGTTCCTTATAACAGCTTCTTTGTAAAAATATAATACCGACTAATATTACAATAATCAGATATTTAATAATATCACTATTTAAATTTCTCATATGTTATTTTTTAAAATATACAGAAGCTTCTTTTTTTCTACGAGTAACTAAACCTGGTATAACTTTACCACCAGCCTTATTCCATTTAAGAAACTCATTTATAATTGAAATGTCATTAGGGTTAGCATTTACTTTTTTAAGTAATGTACTATCTCCTAAACCTTCTGCAATATCATCTTGGTCAATATCGCTGCCTACATTGTAGGCAAACGATACTAACGCGTTAAATTGATTTTGTGTAACCTTTGATTTTATTAAAGACGCTACATCTTTTGCAAATAAATCTGCAACAAATTTAAATATTTCAAAAGCATATTCTTTTGTAATAGGTTTATCTTTTAATGTAACTTTTTTACCGTTAGGATAAAAAGTATTTCCATAACCTATTGTTGGTACATTTGCACTACATAGATATGGGTTTAATCTTAAACCTTCAAATGTAGCAATCAATAAGTAACCTTCGTTATCTAATTTCATAATATATTAATTTAGTAAGTCATTAACATCTTTTTTTAATCGTTTTAAGACTGTATAAAATTCTTTTAATGTATCATACATACCTTTATTATTTCGTTTAATATACGTTTCATTAATACTCTTAATTTCATTACTTATGAACGCAAATGAAACAATCTTTGTTCCAAACATTTCAACACCAAATAAATGATTGACTCCAATTAGATAGTAGTCACACATGTACGCTAATATTATTGATCCTAAATAGAAAAATAATTTAGGAGCGATGTTAAAAAATTTATCGCTTGTTAAACTGTCTAGACCTTGTCCAGTTTTATATGCGACATACATTGCATACACAGTGTCTGCGAAAACCATAGCACCCATTAATACTAAAAATCCTTTAATAGGTGTTAAAAATGTTATTATTGATACTACAATACCTGTTAAAAATGTTCTAATCATTTTAATTGTGTTTAATATTTTTTAATTTAAAAAGTATTTATTGTGTTAGAAAGGTTTATTATAATAGTATCTAAAATAGTTTTCTATTCTTTGTTGAAATGATTTATCTATATAGGCAGGTATCATTAACACTGCAGCAATGTGAGTACCACTAGTTCCAAATACAGATCCTTTATTTCCTATAAAGATATTTCTATCCAACATTCTATAAGAATCATCTCCAAAATGATCAGAGTTTGTAAAGTTATTTGTAGTAATTGTTTTTTGTTGCTCTATACCATTTACAAAAATATCAATAGCCGAAGTATTCCCTACCCTATTATCCCTAGGCATATCATATCTTTTGTAGTTACTGAATTGATTATCTAAAGGTAATGGTCCACCATCTATTCTTAATTGACACTTCACTGTTAATATACTCCAATCAGTTAGCAATCCTACTCCTGCAGTTCCTGTTATACTTGTTACAGATCCTCCTTGTCCTCCTTTGTAATCAAAAGTAATTGAATTATTACTATTTAATTCTAATAGAATGTCACCAGACCCTGCAAGTGTAGTACTATCTCTTCCATCTAAAATACTTACTGTACTTGTAGGTAGATTAGCTCTGCGTATAACAAACATGTACGTGAAACCCGTACCACTTGCATAAACATTTGTAGGAGAATTGATAGTACAATACATTTTAGCTAATGTACTACTTTCTAAATATCTGTTTGCAGTATCTCCAAAATTCATGTAATTTCTTCCACCTAATCCATTAAGAACCAATGGAGGTCTATAAGTAGTACCTGCATTTTGTATTATTACATCTTCTACTTTTTCTAGTATTTGATTAGGAACACTTTCTACTAGATTATAACATGTTTGTACTGAACCTGAATTAAGAAGTACATTAGCAGACTCTGCATTAATATAAAATACAGGATTCCTTTTCGGATCTCTAATAGTAGAAGGATTTAGCATGTTTAACCTTTTGGACATTGTATGACCAAACCTTCCTCCATGTAATCCAGAGGACAGTCCTACAGTGTTTCCTTGTACTAAACCATTTTCATATCCTCTTTCCATAATTAAGCGTAAGTTTCTCCTATTACAGTAAAATTAGAAACTTTAGCAGCAGTCATAGT